CCCCAACCGAGTCCCCAACCGAGGCCCAAACCGAGTCCCAAACCGAGGCCCAAACCGAGTCCCGAACCGAGGCCCGAACCGAGGCCCACTTTTTGAGGAGCAGAATGTGCTTTCTCTCAATCGAGGGAGGAGCTTTCTCAAACGGATGTACTACAGGATGCCGGTTGATAAACTTCTCCAACTGCTTAAGCCACTTTTTATGGGCGGCTAGGCACAATTCTTTCTCAGCCAACCCGCACCACTTCGGGACTGGCGACTCGTCAACACGGTACACCCATTCATCGGGGTTCAGGTAGTTCCTGTTCTTTGGGGTGATTTCGATCTTGGCAAACTCACCCAAAACTTCATCCTTGTATCCGCCGAGCCGCGCAAGATCGGAGTGAGAGTCCACACCGAGCTTCCACGTTACCTTTCCGGCAGGGTCAACGACACACGAAAATGCTTGACACATCTTTCCTCCTCGATTTTCCGTCCATTACCCGGACGGTCTACTGCTCGTTGCTCCGCCACCGATCTTGGTCGTCCCGCCTGAATCTCCGGGCGACCGCTTCGTCTTCCCGCTTGTTCCTGGCCGCGACCACTTCTTCCCAGGTCGGGCCTAAACTCCCTTGCTTGACTATCATGCCGTGCCTTTCTCGGTCGTGTGGAGAATGGTGTCGCGGAGGTGCGCGATCTTGTCCTTTGCCTCGGTGATCTGTTCCTTGACCGCCTCAATACATTGGGCGATCAGCGGGTCCGGTGTGCCGACCGAGTTGGCTTTCGTGTAGCCCTTGAGTCGGAATTCGGCAGACTCCAGATCGGCGGTGTGTCGTGCAATAGCTTGCTCTTTCAAAGCTATCGCCTTCCGGCGCTTCTCTATCTTCGTCTGTGGCATTGGTTTCCTTTCTGATTAGAGCATCTTGCGCTCTCCTGGCCGCTCCCGGCCCGCTTAAAGTCTAGGCTTCTCAGTTCCTAGCTTTGCTTGCGACTTCGGAGCGGCCAGGGCAGAGCAAGGTCTGCCGGTTGGTTACTCGTCTTCAAACTCGATATGCTCGTCGTCGTCGAGAGCGAAGCCGAGATCGGAGTTCACGGAGGCCATCCGCAGGATTTTGCCGTTGCTCTTGAATCTGAGCAGCAACCCGCAATCAACCCCCTCCCCTTCTTCGTCTACGGCATAAAGGTTGATTTCGCCGTCGCCGCCGTCTTCCAGCTTGAGGCGCACAACGGGGTCTTTCTTGGTCGGGTTCTCGTATACTTGAAGTTTCATTTGATTCTCGTTTCTGTCCATTACCTGGACGGGTTAGCGGTTACTGCTTTGCGCGAATTTCATCCTGCATCGTGCCGGACAATTCGGGCGTGGGCTCGGACAAATACTGCTTGGCAACCCGGAGCCTGGTTTCCAGGTTTTGCCGGGTCGTCTCGTCCACGGTCTGTGTGAGTTGGAGGGTGACGTTCTCGATCTCCTCCTGGTAGAACTTCGTGCTGTTGGGCTTGCCGGTCATTTGAATCTCGTTTCTGTCCGGTTAATGGACGGGTTGGGGGCCGAAGCCGGTTTACTTGCGCCGTGCGCGGACACAGAGGGGAAGTTGCCGCCAATGTTTTACGCCGTAAGGCTCTTCTGCGTCGTAGTAAAAACCATTGAAGCGTATGCAGATGTGCGCCCAATCATCCCCAAGAGCAATTGCCAGAGCGCCAGGAATACGAGCTACAATTTCGTCGGCGAACTCGTCGCAGCGTCCGCAGTTTATGTCCCACGGATGCTGATGGAACTTGCGGACCACCTTTCTGATCTCGTCCGCCATTCTTTCACGAGGAGGTTTCATGTTTCCCTTTCGCCAGAAGGTCTACAGCCAGAGCAGCACTGCGACCGCTAAAATCATAATAGCGCACCCGGCCCTGCTTGTCAAGTCCGCCTGTGGAAAACTCCAGCGGGGCATCAGGACCAGGGTCAGCCGGTCGTGCTGAAAAGCGGAGTCCACCAGGTCGTCTTCGCCAAGCCATGCTGCTTGTTGGACGGTCATTGGTTCACCATCGCTTCTGCCTGTTCCCAAGTCAAGTGAACTTCTTCATCGAGAGCCAGGTCTTCGTCGTTGTCCCACGTAGCCGCAGGATTGGCTTTCAAGGCATACGCCTTGTGCTCGTCGTCAATGAACGTAATTCGGCGCAACCCGTCGATGGCTACTCCCATCCTCGGCTCAAAGTCGCGGTAAGGTTCCTCCTCTTGCGCGAGTACCCAACGATCTGTCACTTGTGTCCTTCTTTCCGCCCGCAAACACACCGGGCGCTTACACACGCTGAATGTTTCCCCGCGAGACAAGCCGTACACGTCCACTCTGGTTTTGCCGTGAGGGGTTTAGCCTTGCCCCTTAAAAAGCTGGACAAGGAGTGCGCGGCATCCGCCAGGGAGTGAACAGATCGGCGGCTTAGTCTGGCCGGGGGTGAACTGAGGGCGCGGACTAGCAAGGAATTGCCCTCCAGTTTCCGCAAAGGAAGGAGCCGTCGCCGAGGTCTCGAATAGGCCAGTCGTGACTTTTCGTCTCGAAAATACCCATCGTGTACAAGGCGAACGCTTCCTTCGCGGCCTCTCGTGCGGGGAGTGCGAAGTAATGCACTTGCCCCGGAAAATACGGATTGACCACTTTGCTGCACTCCATTTCAAACCTCTCTCACCATTAGCCGTCCATTACCCGGACGTCGCCCACTCCCTGCCCACGTGGAGGCTGGTTGATTAGGGAGCATCCCAGGTTCCGCTGGGCCGGGTTTTACTTCTTGGCTTTCTCTGCTTTCTTCTGTGCAGCTTGAATCCTCTTGGCGAGTGCCTTGAGGTACATGAAGTGCCGCCTGTACTCCGCGATCTGCTCCGTCGTGTAGCCTTCGGAGCGGCCTATGGCGGGTCCGTGTTCGAGCCAGTAGGCGAAGTCGTGGACGTGACACCCTATAGCGATCTGCGTGAGGGAGCAGAGGGACAGAGGGTGCTTGGTTCCGTAGAGAAGAGGCGGGGTATTTTCCCACGCATTGCCGTACACCCGCGCATCGCCGGACACCTGCGCATTGCCGGACACCCGCGCATTGCCGTACACCCGCGCATTGCCGTACACCCACGCATCGCCGGACACCCACGCATCGCCGGACACCCGCGCATTGCCGTACACCCACGCATCGCCGGACACCCGCGCATTGCCGTACACCCACGCATCGCCGGACACCTGCGCATCGCCGGACACCTGCGCATTGCCGTACACCCACGCATCGCCGGACACCCGCGCATTGCCGTACACCCACGCATCGCCGGACACCTGCGCATCGCCGGACACCTGCGCATCGCCGGACACAATCGAGGTTGGATGAAGATAGGCCGAGTCTTCAACTGTGGCGGTTTTGTACACCCAGCCCCCGCCTTTTGAGTGTTGCTTCCAGTCTGCCGGTTTTGAGCCGTAGACGGTATCGAGTACGTTCTGAGGAACGGCCATACGCGCCGCCTTTCTAGTCCAGGTAATGGACTGGTTGATGGTTATCCGAGCCACTGCTTAGCCGTTATCGGCTCCCGCGTATTCCCCGGCTTCGTATGCGGACAGAGCATGGCCCATAATCTCGTGCCCATTTTCTCCGCACTCCCGACAGATCACTTCATCGTTCCGGGTGTAGGCAACGATAATCAACTGCTCCCCACTCAGCATTTTAACCTTTCTCGACTCTTGCCAGCGGTTGAGCCGCCTGAGTCGCTTTCCCGTTTTCCCGCCATACCGGACGGGTGCGGGCTGTGCAACTAGTGGGCCTCTACAAAATAGGCAAACACTGTGTCGATGTTTCCCTGTCCGAATTTGTAGCCATTGATAGAAACCCAGGTAAGGAAGGCGAAAGCCAGGGAGTATTCCGGGGAAGTCATGTACTCCTCTGCTTCCATCAGTGCTTCGTCCGGCTCATAGGAGCCCGCCTGTTCAACGCCTTGAAGCAGCAGGGTCCGGAGTTTTGCTGATAGTTTCACGTTTTCCTTTCTCGTCCGGTTAATGGACGGTTTTGTATGGTACGAAACAACGTCTAGTAGTTCCGCCAGTCCTTGACGTTGGCCACATACAGCCGGTTGAATTCCGCCTGATCTTCGGGCGACAAGTCGTCTTTCCAGATGGACAGGTTCGCCTCCAGGTCGCCTACGTTACCGATGAAAGCGCCGGATTCGTGCGCGGTGCTTTGGGCCATAACGTACCCATCGGACGTGATTGACAAACTGGACAACTGCCCGCCCTTGCGATCACGAGCGCCGTAGTCATGGCCGATGATCGCGCCGACCAGGGCCACCAGCTTTGGACTGAATCCAAACTGGCCGGGGTTGATGCGCTCGGCAAAACTCGGCTCAGGTTTGGCCGCGAACAGTTCCATGAGCCGGGTGATGGCCGCTTTGTAGTTGCCGTCGAAATACTCCCCGTTGTTAATTGCGACTTGCGGAGTCAGGCACGACTCGCCGTTTGAAGCGTTGAGCCGCTTGTAGACGATGGTGAACCTCATGCTGTTCGTGAAGTTCTGGCCCGTCAGTTTGCGGTCGTTGTAAACGGACGCAACACCCTTGTCCGCCAGTTCCTTTTGAATCTGGTGAAGCCGCGAGTATACGCGCTGATACTCAGCCTCTCTGCTCAATCCTGCGCCCATCTTGTTTCCCCTTTCTTGAGGATGTGCTTATAGTAGCACGGTTAAAATTCGTTGTCAAGCCCAGGCTGTGGAAAACTTTGTCCGGGTAATGGACTATTGCGCCTGAATTTGCCGGAGCAAGGCGCGGGCAAAAGGCATGGCCGCTTGTACGTTTGGCCGGAGATAGCGGACTAAACGGTAGCGGCTACAAAGTGAAACCTGCCCCTCACGACTTGCAAACGGCGGTCGAGAGCGAAGGCAGAGCCGGAGCTAATGCCGTACTCGTGCGCGGCCTCGTTCCACTCCCTGAAAGTCAGATTGTCCTCGTTCAAACGCTCACGTGCCGCTTGAATGTGAAACTGGACAGAGGCCAGCCGTGATTCCAGGGCCATAATTTCACGCCCCAGGTTGTTAATGCGGGACAATTTTCTGTGATCCATAACGTCCTCCAATGATGCCGGTATGAAGTAGCGGGGAAAACTACCGGCCCGCTGTCCGGGTAATGGACTACTCTTCGCCGTCCGCCGCCTTGCGCTCGGCTTCGAGAATTTTGAGTCCTTTCGCGTCCAGCGCATCCCAAAGGATATTGGAGATTTCGCTGTTGCCATCTCCCATCATCATTTCCCAGGCGTGAAAATCCTTCCGGTCGAAGAACTGGAAGAAAACGGACTCCACCAGGGTGCCGATCTGGTTTGCGTCCCACTTCAAGACGTTCTTTGGCCAGGCCGTGAGGGAATTGTCATAGTAGGACATGAACCCATCGTAGGATGTGAATTTGTCGTGGATGAGAGAGTCCAGCGCGGTTTTGTCAGCCAGCTTGTACAAAGCCCACGCCGTGCGCTGCGAAACCGTGCAGAAAATTCGATCAGTTGTGAAGTTGTAGGAATGGGGAGAATTCAACTCCACAAACTTGTATGGAATCTTGATCTTCGCCGCGTCCGAGAGCAGCGCGAAGAACTGTCCCGCGTACTCCTGAGCGTAGGCCAGATGGACCTTGCGCCAGTCGATGTGTTCCCAGGAGTCACCAGCGCTCGGAAGCGGGCGACCATTCTGGTCTGAGAACATCTGCTCCAATTCGCTCTCGATCAGCGAATCGTGGTCCGAATTGTAAAATCCGGTAAAGGGAATCGTGGTTTCCATTGTTTCCTCCGCTCTCTGCATTTTACAGGCTTGAGACTGTCACGCCTTGAAGCGCGGCTGCATTACGGCCAGGAGGCCGGTTAATCCGAGGATAAGGTGGCGGCAACGCTCTCGTCCTGCACTTCCAGAAACGAGGGGTCCGGGTCATACGTTCCGCCGTCCGAGTACACGGC